GCCGCAATTATCATTAAAAACACCGTCCGCATAACGTCTAGTATTAGCCGCAGTGCGTCCATATTATCCCACTCTAAACCCATATTATCCCACTCTAAACACTAACCCTTCCTTGCGCTGTACAAACGCACCAACGCATTTGTTATTCACCCATAGCTCAGTCATCGGCTCCTGAAACTGCACAGGAATAAGCGCTAATTTGTCGCCTGGACTAGAATACAAGCCCATGATCAGATCCATGAAGTCCATCCTTATTTGCTTGATATGTGCCCTTTCGTAGTCAATCATCGCCTTTGCTTCTGTTGCTAGATCTATTTCCCAAGCCTTTGACTGTTGCCTTGTTTCTGTTTTGTGCCACGGCAGTACTAATTGTTCGCTTACCATCTATTTTCTCCTCCCAGCATAATGTTTTTAGAGTCCAGGTATTTTGCATATCGAAAGGAACGTTAAATATTTGTCTTTCCATCCATCTGCAAGAAACAACCTTTTCATAGTGCGCTATCACTCTTTTACACTCTCTTATTAATAATAGTGCCAAAACCGTAATCACGATACATATAAATACTCTTTGTTTCATAGTTTCCTTATTTTTGTAAAACGTCCCGATGACGCTCGGGACCACACGGATAAGGTAGTTGATGTTAATAATCTTCGGCCTGAGCTTTGGCTACCTTTCTATTTATTTTATGCGTTTCTTCTTGATTGCCTTGCAAGCTCGCAATGTCGTGGATTTGCGAAACGGGCGCTACACCGAACGACACGCGCCAGCCCGTGCTAGATCCGCATCCCGTTAATGCGCTCATTACTAGCAGAAAAGTAACTACAACTAGCGTTACAGTTATAAAACTCTCACCTATTCCTAACTCTCTTTCATTTTCCATTTTTTTCTCTCCTTTAACCTTATTTAAACAACCCGAAAAATATACCTGCTAAACCTTCTTTCCTCATTTCTCTCAAGTGTTGCCTTTCTAGTGCCATTTTCTTATCTAATTCTTCTCCACACTCTATGCAGACTCGATAATCGTAGCGTTCACAACAATCATCAACGTGTCTAACGTCCTTGCATTCGCTACATCGTACCCCGTCCGCTTCGAGCAGAAATGTTTCAAGATATTTGAATTGCTCTTTTCTATCTCTCATAATAATTATTTTAAAAAGTCAGGTAAATCGTCGTCAACAATCGAAGGTGTAGATGCCATTACTGTCGGCTTCGGTTCGGCCTTTTTGGCCATGGTCTTCTCTAACGGATAAAATGCTTTTATTTCGTTTTTTGGTCCGTAAGCCTCGCCAGTAGCGGGATTCACGCCCTTACCTTCCTGCACAACAACTTTCACCATGTGATACTTCTCGTGTAGTTCTGTTGAATCATTGGGAATACCAAGCAGCCCGCAAGCTCGCGATAAGCTAGAAAGCATCCCCCTGCCGATCTGTTGCGCTTTCTCATTCGGATTCTGAATATTGAAGTTAATTCTGATCTCCCTACCCCCGTATTTTCCATCAAATAAACATTCGGTTGTTTTCAAAATTAACCCATCGCCCTTGCTTGTCGGCACCACTTCGCTACTCACTATCGCAGCTTTATAAACACCTGCCGGAATCGGCGAATAGTCCATATTCATTGGCTCAACGTCTTTATTTTCGATCAAGTCTAAATTACCCATAGTAAATTACCCTTCCGGGCTCCTTTTTGTTATACAAAATTATTTAGTTTCTTCTTTCGCTGCTTTTTTAGCTTCCTTATCCGCAACTACTACGCTTAAATTTCCTTCCTTTTGATTCGCAAAATATTTTGCAATTTCCTTACTTAGTGCTTCCCATGATAAATCTATCGAGTCTGGTAAGTTGTAGCGGTTACCTGCTTCATACGCAGCTCGAGCCGTCAAGTTTAATTGTCTCTCTCCCGTTGTCTTAACCTTAACAGTTTCTTGCCCAAAACCTTCCTTTTTCTTCACTGCCATGGTTTTTAGGTTCGCAAAACCAATTATATCTACATATTCGCAAATCATCTTTCCAGATTTTTCATGCAGATCTAACCCATATCTATCAAAATTTTCAGTGCTGGGATCTTCAAATTTGGAGATCTTGGCATGAGCTATTAACACGACAAGCATTTTTTTTTCCGTGTTAAGAACATCAAAAGCTTTTAATAGATTCCGCCAGTAGTTAATCGCCAACTTATAACCCGCGCCATACGGACCGTCACCAATTTGGGACCAGTTATTGTCTTTGCAAATTTTTTCCCAGATGAGCTTTTCGCACCAATCCAAGCTATCTAATACGACTGTCTTATAATCGTGCTGCTCTTTTACGAGATGTTCTAAACACTCGATCACATTCTCGTAGCTTTTACAGCGCTCGAAGGCTTCGACACCTAACGACTCCAAGCCATCTTCGGTTTGAATAAAGATTGGCTTCGGACAGCCTTTTCCGAACGTGCTTTTCCCTATTTTATGCTCACCATACACTATGATGCGCGGTGGCTTACTCGGTGCTGTTTTGATTATTTTCATATATTCCTTTGTTAATAGTGTTTACTATTATTTATTGACAATATGGCCATGATAGATCTATACTAAGCACATGTCAACAATTTATTTTAATTATTTTTAGGAAAAAAAATGAGAAATATTACTGATCTTTTTAAATTGGCCGGCGGCTCTATACATATAGCATCGGCTCTTAATATTAATCAGTTTACCGTAGAACGGTGGGCCAGGAGTGGCATACCAATAAAATATTGGGATAAACTCATAAAATTATATAAGGTTTCCGTTGCAGATTTATATGAAATATCTAGAACGCTAAAGGAATAATGGACATAGATTCTATCTATAAGGAACTGTGCGAAAGCGCAGCGGCAGAACTATTACGACTAGTGCACGATGGTGAGTATCGTAGACTTGTTTCTATGATTTTGCCTTTGGATGAATATAAAGAAATATGCAACAAAATAATACGTCAACACAGGAGCCCCTTGAGGCTCTTATCGGATACATCAATACAGCCCCTGGGCTTGTTGGAGGAATTGCGCGCCAAATCTATGAGCAACTAGATACAGAGCAGCCAGGAATCGCGCTATCAACCGCATTAAGTTTTATAGCCGCGCTAAAATGCAGGCGTATTATTGATGGCAACTTGTGTCCCAACTTATACACGCTATCAATAGCTCCGAGTGGAGTCGGCAAAACTACTGCTCAGCATATTATCTCTGATATGTGTAGTAATTGCGGACTTAATAGCTTGCTAATGGGGAGGCCTGCAAGCGATTCAGGCATCCTAAAACGCTTGCAAACAACGCCTAGGCAGTTTTTGATTTGGGACGAATTCGGGCTGGCCTTTTCCGAGATGACACAATCCCAGATCTCGTACCGTGTAGCAATTATCGAGACAATCATGGATCTATTCTCGGCTAGCGGGAGAGTACACATCGGTAAAGAGTACGCTAATCAGGAGCGAATTGATATTGTTGATCCTGCCTTATCAATTTGCGCCGCTAGTACTCCGGACAGATTTTTCGATGCGCTAAATAAAAATTTCGTAACAGATGGATTCTTAGGCCGCTGGTTAATCTTTCCTCCGGAAGATTCTTTGAAGTTTAAGGATATCAAAAAACAAAATGTAGATTTCTCATCTGAAATTTTAGCAATTGAAAACATAGGGGCCGACGATTCGCTCCCTGGGAATTTATCGCGAGTTATGACTCCCAAAAAAGTTAATCTTAAAATAAATGAAGAATTGCGCGTAGCCGTTAAGTCATTTTTTCAATCAAAATCAGGTCTAGCTAAAAGCTCACTAGAGCAAGCACTATGGCGTAGGGGGAATGAGCAAGTTTTAAAGCTGTGCATGATCGTTGCTGATATAGATGGGAACTGTTCGGATCAGGATCTCGCTTGGTGTTGGGGGCTCGTAAAAAATCTTATTGCGCGGATAGCCCAAAAATGCGAAACTGAGATCTGTAGCACCAAATCAGATAAAGCGGCAATCGAAAGAGCGGAAAAGTTTAAAATGTTAATCGAGCCAGGGCAAAGACTATCAAAAGCAGATCTTACTAGAGCTGCCGGCGGGCGCGGCTACGGGCGTCAGGAGCGCGAATGGCGCACGAAGGATCTACTGGAGAGTGGTGAATGGGCTGAGCAGGTAGTTAAGTCCGACAAGTCAAAACGTATAACTACATTCTATTTTAATAGTTCTAAAGTTTATTCCGGGAAAAAGCAAAATTATAAACCCTTAAATGACCTAACTATTCTAAATGATTCTGATTTTTCCTGAAAGTTTATAAGTTTATAAGTTT